AAGCCGAGAACTCGCGCGGGGCGAGGTACCCGCCCTGCGTGTCGATGCCCATGGCGAGCGCACGCTTGCTCCCGCCCTGGAGGATCGCGAGCTCCTCCGTCGGAGTCTCGGCGCGACCGCAGGACAGGTACGACCGGAACGCGGCGTTGTAGCCGTCCGTGTCGAAATCGTCGCACGGGACCGGGACCTTCTGCTTCGGACCGGCCATGCGCCTCTCGCCGTTGTACGGCTTCCCGCCCTTCTCGCCAAGATCAGCCATGCGCGGCTGGCCCGGGGCGGGCGTGTTGCCCGCTCGCTGGGCGGCCTTGATCCGCTCGTCGCGCTCGGCGAGCTTGCCGATCTCTTCGACGCGCGTCCACGACTTCTCGTAGGTCGCCGTCTCGTCGGCGTTCATGTCGCGCTTCTCCGACAGCGCCTTGTCGTGGAGTGCACGGCACTCGGCCACGAGCTTCGCGCGCTCGATCAGCAGTTCTTGCAGCATCACTTCAACCCTCCCAGAATGGACTCCATTGCTCGCAGCCGCTCCTCTCTCCGCTGTGCAGCTTCCGCCGAGAACGGCGGAACGTCGGGCGGGAGGTCCTTCAGCCTGAGCGCCTTCGCGGCCTCTGCGAGGGCCGCAGCTCTTTCACACAAGGCCCGATTGACAGCCTCGGGCATTGCTTTCGATTCGCGGGCGATCAGCTCAGTCAGCAGCGCAAGCGTGTCGTCCACCTCGTCTGCGTCTGAATACGCGCTGCGGAGCTTGGCCTTCGTCTGCGGGAATGCTGGGTACGTCACGATGGACGTGTCCACGAGACGCCCCTTTGCGACGCGGCGCAGCGGCTTGCTGTTCTGTGTGTCCCACTGCGCATCGTCTGTGAAGTAGGCGAACGAGCATTGATTGATGTCGCCGCGATCCATGCTCACCGCGAGGTCCTGCGCGTACGTTGTCGCCGGAAGTGCGTTGTCGAAGTGCACACCGGACGCATCGCTCGTGAGCAGCAGCGTCTTGGACTTCGTGCGGCCGAGCAGCAGGTTGCCGTCGTGGTTCTTCAGGTGGCGAATGTCGTCGCGCTCAATCGACTTGTCGAACGCGCCGACAACGATCTCCTCGTGCCACCCGCCCATGTCAACCGACCGCGCGCCGTACACGACGCACGTTCCAACCGACCGCGTGTACGCTCCGCCTTCAGCGCGTTCAACCTTCATGTCCTGGATCGGGGCATAGAGAAACATCACTGCCTCCGTGAAAAGTCGGGACCCTCGCCGTAGCCAAGCCCCGGACGGCGGTTTCCGTTGCCTCGCGTCGCGGTCCGGGTCCCGTCATCGTCTTCTTCGTCGTCGTCGTCGCCAGACTCATCGAGCGCCTGCTGCGCCATGAGCTCAACGAGATGCTCGGCCGCGCTGCGCTGTCTGCCGCCCTCGCCGCCAACCGTCGCTTGTACTTCTCCGACCTTGTCGAGCGTGGTCATGTTTGCCGGCACAATGTGAATGTTGCCCTTGCCATCGGGCGCAGGCGGGCGGTTGCGCATGGCGCGCCACTCGTCTGGCGTCAGCGCTCCGTTGCGCAGCTCCGTCTCAAGCGCCACGTTCTGGCTAACGGTGTCGCCGCGCATAAGCTCTTCTACGAGGAACTCACAGTAGTACTTGCCGCCAGCGTCCTGGCCGAAGAAGTAGGAGTTGAGCGCGGCCTCGATGGTCTTGAACCATGGCAGCATGCAGTAGCGAACAAAGTCGATGCTCTGCTGTTCGATGTTCGCCTTGATCGCTCGGTCCATGATCCCGAGCATGTGCGGCGGGATGCGGAAGGCGCGTGCAATGTCGAGCACGGAAAACTCGCGCGTGGCGAGGAGCTGGAGATTCTCGGGCGTTAGCTGGAGCTGCTTGAACTTCAGCCCCGGCTCGAGGATCAGCGGCTCGCCCTTGCGGTCCGCAGACGCCCACTTCTTCAGCTTGCGCCGAAACGCCTTCATCTGCCGGCCGCGCGTGCCGACCTCGGACTCGAAGATGCCGATTGGAACTACCGCGTTCTTTAGCACTTCCGCGCCATGCCGCGCCGTGGAGAGGCCGAAGCCTACAACCTCGCGCATGTCTGCCAGCGGGTCGCGGCCCATCCAGCCGTCCAGCGAGAACGCCATGACGTGGCAGACGTGCTCTTCGGTGAGCGTCTGCTTAGGCCCGCCGCCCTGCGGGGTGATTTCGAAGAGCGGGCGGCCGGTGCCATCTTCGGCGTACTTGCGCACGCGGTCTGGATGTACAAGGCCCATCTTGAGCGGGACACCCATCCCGTTGCGCACGGTCAGGATGTACCCGTTGCCGCGCGTTGCCAGGTGCGCCGCGAGCGTCTGGAAGCCGGTATGCGCCGTCCCGCTGGAGCCCTTGACGTCCGGGTTCCACACGTCGTGCAGCAGCGGGTACATCCAGTGCTCGTACGCGCGGCGGCGGCTCTGGTCGCTCTCGCGGGCGTAGGCGATGCACGTGCACTGCGCAATGGTCTGGGAGATGATGAGGATGGCCGAGCGGTAGACGCTGACCTTGAGGGCGGTTTCGGTGGTGACGGGCTCGGAAGTCCAGGTGTCGGCCAGGGCGTAGCCGTAGCGGCGCATTTCTTCTGTGGTTAGCGACACCTCGCGCTTGAACAAGCCGCGAGCTGCGTCGCCAATGCGGCGCGCGATCGACATGCTGGGCAACCCTTCCGCCACCGCCGGCGCCCCGCGCCGGACTTACGCGACTTTCGGCCCCCCAGCCACGGCCGCGATGCGTGACTGTTAGCAGTGCCGCGTAGCAGTTGGACAGGGAATTATTGCCCAGGCCCCCATTCGCTATTCATGGCTCCAATTGCATTGATGAGTGCAACGGCTCCGTCGATGCGTTCTGTCGACTTTGACTTGTCCGGCTTGATGTTTCCGGCCGGGTCCTGCCTGCACACTAGGTTGCGGATGTTCCACGATAGGATCGGGTGCCCGCCATGGGCGATCCGCCGGTCCAGCACCAGCCGTTCAAGCTCGCGCATGGGACCGTTTTGTGAGGCGAACCCCTGGCCCCAGCTCACCATGTTCAGCCCCTCTTCCGCGAGGAGTTGCACGACCAGCTTCGTCCCCCATCTGTCGTACGCGATGGAGCAGAGAGAGAACTCGTCTGCCAGTAGGCCGATCTCCTGGATCACCTGCATGTAGTCGATGGTGCGGCCGGGGCACACGCGCAGCCATCCCTCGCGGACCCACCTATCGTACGGCACGCGGTCCTGCTTGCTGCGCTTCTCGATCCGGTCCTCGGGGACCCAGAAGTAGGACGTACAACTGAAGAGCCTGTCCTTGCCCTCTGGCGGCCAGATGAGCGAGAACGCCGTTAGGTCCTTGGACTCCGACAGGTCGAGCCCTCCCCAGCACGGACGAGCGCGGAGCTTCTTGAAGTCGATGGATCCGGCGCATGCGTTCCACTCATCCATCGGCATCCAGCGGAACTCTTGCTCGGTCCACTGATTCAAGTAGAAGCGGCGGAAGGTGTTCTCGTAGCTGGGCATGGCAACCGCCCGCTTGAACTCGGTCTCGAGGAACGTCTCGGTCGGCGTGTGTGGATAGCTCGGGTTGACGCGCGCCCAGACGCGGCGGTCTTTCCAGTCCTCCTCCTCTCCGGCCCCGATGATGACGCCGAGGAAGGTGTCGTCGCTGGTCGGGTCGTCTGGGTCGGCGACCTTCAGCGCGTACTCGTGCTGCTTCCAGCAGATGCTTTCCTTGTCGAACCCGGCGGTCGTGATGGCGGACACGAGCGGCTGCTTGCGGGAGCGGACGCGGGAGAGGAGCGTGTTCCACATCTCATCGTTCGGCTGGGCGTGGAGCTCGTCGAAGATGATCCCGTGGGCATCTGCCCCGTGCTTCGACTTCACGTCGGCGGACAGCACGCGGAAGATGCCCATGTTCGCCGGGCACTCGATCAACCCGCGCTTGAACACGCGGAAGCGCTTCTTGAGCGCTCGGCGGTTGTCCACCATTGCGCACGCGATATCGTGCACGCGGGCGGCCTGCTCGCGGTTGCACGCTGCGCAGTAGACCTCGGGCCCGCCCTCTCCATCGCTGCCAGTCAGATACAGCCCGATGCCTGCGGCCAGCGTTGTCTTGCCGGACCCGGCCGTGACCTCGACGTAGGCCATTCGGTAGCGGCGCAGACCGTCGGCCTTCTTCTTCCAGCCGAACAATCGGCGGACGAGGTTCTCTTCCCATGGCAGGAGATCGAACGGCTGGCCCCTGAGCGCGCCCTTTACGTGGGTCATGTAGCGGGAGAAGTAGTTGACGATGCGATCAGCGGCCTGCTGGTCGTAGTAGTACAGGTCCGGCTCGTCTGCGTCGTTGAGATCCGGAGGGACGCTAAGTGTCAAAATACTCTGCTTCTTCGACGTCTTCAAGGTCTCGGCTGTTGCCGCCACCACTCACACCCCCTGCCAGCCTCGCGCGTGCACACGGCGTCAGCCCGAACTCGCGGGCGAAATCGAGACACTGTTTCGCGGCGTCGCGCGCCATTCGCACCAGGGGATTCGGCACCAGCACCCCGCCCTGCCCGGCGGACAGGACAGACGTGCTGTTGAGCTGCTCCTGCACGCGGCACCAGAGGTCATACGATGCGCAGTAGTGCGCGAGAGCGGCCAGGTCTGCGTCCGTGAGGATGCGCACGGCGAGCAGGATCGGCACGATCCGGCACCACTCGCGCCGGCCGTGATCGCCGATGAGGTCTGGCGGGG